TTCCGCTCTCCATAATTTTCTATAAACTCTAGGTATTAAAACATCCCCTTCGTAATTACCTAGTCTGTAAGATTTCGCTTTGTGGTAAAACAACTCGGGATCACTCCATGCTGATACTAATTTTTGTTTATTCATGTCTTTCTTCTTTCTCTAAACCCTCAACCAAAATATCTTTAATAAAATCTTTTTGTGCTTCTTCCATGAACTTTCTATCTCGTTCATTCATCATTGATTTTCTTACATCAACCGTTTTATTTAACATAGGTTCAAAGTAAGAAAATATTATAGGGTCGACTTCATTCATGTGTATCACCCTAACCCTAAAAGGTTTTCTTGTACTGGTCTTGAATTAAAAACATGCAAACCAAGTTTAGGATTTACAGCATTGCGCATAAGTTTACGTTGATCTTTTGTGCCCTCAGGCAATTTAATATCGTGATATTCTGCAAGATCACTATGTTGAGATCGTGAAATATCAGGATTTTGAGCTATCTGCATACCACCTATATGGTAGTTAGACCAGAAATAATGTCTAGCAAGCGAAGCAGTAGGATTTATTAACGGGTCGTAATATGAAACTACGTTTTCGACTACCCAATCGCCCTTAAAATAATGCTTCAAGAATATGATTTCTTGGTACAAAGCCATATCTGGGTATCGTTTACGCTCGTTAGGAATCGCATCATTAAGTCGCGAGTGTGTAGGACATGGTGGACTAGACCAAATATAATCGTATTCCATGAAATGATCTAATAAATATTGGTGTGCATCTTCACGGATAACTTTATCTTTAGGAAACATTTGCTCGTAAGCGTCTGCAATATAATCCACATTCTCTACAGCGGTAATTTCTACATTTTCCCAGAGTTTACGATTGCCGCCGATACCTGCGTATAAATTTAAGACTTTCATTTCTCTCCTGTTATAAGACTAAACACCGCGTCTACTGCTTTGTTTGTTATTTTCTTGTGTTGTTTGCCATCAGCGAAATCAGACTCACCAATATCGTTAGCATGACCTATAAGAATTGTTTCTATTTGTTTTCGGGTAGCATCAACATCAAACTCAACAAAAAGTGCTTCTAATTCTTTGGAGAACATGTGCATTTCTTTTTCGCCATTTGATATTCTTATGATTGAACCGTCTGGGTCATCATCATAATTTTCTGCAATAAATATTGGTTTGCGTAGTATATATGTCTTATCTTCACTACCCATTAGACACCCCTAAACGTTCAATGCCCTGTCTAGCAGTCTTAAACATCTCTACTAAAGCATTAGGCGTGTTAATCACATATTCATAAGTATTCAAACAAGTACTTCTAAGATCACCATATTTAGCTGTTACTAAGACTCGCTGTTTATTACCAGTTAAATATTTAGAGTTTGGAAATACCCATAAATCAAATTCGATTTCTTCTTGTTTTTCCATTAGTTTGTTTTCCCTTCACCTGAAACAATATGCACAATAGCTTGTAAAGCTTCTCTAATATTTTCATCTGTTTGATATATCATCTCGTCCACAGTCCAAAGTCCTTTTTTGAGTTTACGTTCTGCAATACCTCTACGTTCATTGACCATTTTTAATTGTTCTTTTATGGCTTCTAGTTGTTCTTTAGATAACCTAAAAGGCTCTTTATAATCTTTATCGAAAATGCTTTTACGTAAATATTCTTTATAAATCATTGTTACCTACCCCTCAACCGCTTCATTAGCTTTTCTAACCTGTTCAATAAGTTCTGATGAATGATAATCACAGTAATAAGTTTTAAGCATAATAAAAGCTGGTTCACGAGGAATAATATTGATATATTCTTGACATCTTTTACACATATCTTCTGACGAAAATAACACTACGTCTTCACTAATATAATATTTTTCTTGTTTTTCCATTGTTATATATCCTCTCTCTAAACCCTCTTATGTTTTCCTATAACTTCTATGATTCCTAAACCCAACAATATCCATACCGCTGTAAGACTAAACGTGTAAGCATTAACAAGTTTGTCCCCAGCGATATAAAATAAAGCTACACCTATAAAGAACATTTATGTTGTCCAATAATGATTAGGTGATATTGAATAATAGATTAATCCTGGTATTCCTATTAGTGCGAAACTCCACATGATTTGTTTTGTTAAACTGTGTGGTGTTTGTTGTCTTTGATAATTAGCTTGTGGTTTCATAATTTGTTCCTTTATTTTCTTTTGTTTATTAACTGTTCGATATATTCACACCAGTCTTTAGTGGTGCGTTGTTGAGCTAACATCCTTCCGATCTCTAAAGTTTCTGTTGTTGTGAGTTCGTATTGTTTCTTAGGATAGTTCTCTGGTGCTACTACTAGGCTTCTAGAGTTGATTTCGGTTCTGATCTTATATTCTTTGGCTTGTAACTCTTTGCGTTGCATACGAGCTTCACGTAATAGTAGAACAAGTGTTGGTGTTTCTAAGTCCTTATACATAACTAGAAAATTTCACCAGAAAATTCGGCTAGGTTATCACCATCAAAGTCAGGTTGAATATGTTCATCCATTAGTTTGTCTATAGCTAACTTTGCTTCGCTCATAGTGAGAGCCTCAACCTTCTTATTGGAACAGTTTGTTTTGTACCATTCTTTATACGCATCAAAAGCTGTGATGCTAGATTTCTTTAACTCGTCTAGTTTGAAGTTGATTAGTTTGATTTGTTTTTCTGAAATCATTTTAGAACTATTATATGATGCGCCTTGATATTGTTCTGTTGGTTGATATTTCGCATCATCTGCATCATCGTTATTTCCTATAGCAAACAATTTTTGCAAAGCATACTTGTCAGCATATGAGCCTGTCGCACCTGAGAGTTGAGATTCGTTATTTGTAGGTACACCATTCTTGTTGAGTGTTGGTGACATCATTTCCGCTTGAGCTTTAGCCGATGCAACAGCAACCCCATCACTTACCTGTGCGCATGATTCAATGAATAACCGTCCAGCTATTTCAATCACTTGACTATCCAATGTTACTACTAGACCATGTTTTAGTAATGCAGGTTTAGCCGATTCCAATATTTGTTCTGCACTTCTTGATGCATAAGGGACAGCACTGTTTTTCTTTTTTGGTGCTGTGATTTCTGATTGTACTTCAGCAAATTTTTGTGTGAATGATTGTTGTTCCATTATTTTGTTCCTTTGATTATCTGATTGACCCTTTGTTGTGTTATCTGTAACACGTCCGCTATGGCTTGCAACGTATAGCGTTGCTGTCTTGCTTCTATAATGCTTGCGCGTAGTTCTGCTCTAGCTTCTTTTAGTATCTCGTCGTTATCTTTGCATTTAAGATAAGCACTTTTAACTTTGATTAGTGGTGTCATAATGTCCTTAAAATAATGTTGTTTGTTCATGTAGTGACCAGATGATTGCTTTTCTTCCTGAGCTACCTGGTTTTGTTTTGCCTGTATCGAATACTTTGCCGTCAGTTTCTAGTTTTTTTCTAGCTGTTCGTGTTCCTGATGGACTGTATTTTGTTGTGAGTGTAACAACCTCGAATATTTCTTCATCTGTTTTATCTCCTGTAAATAATATTGCTTCAACTAAATCTTCTAGATTTTGTTTTGATTCGTCTGTCCTAGAGTTCATCGCTTCAATGCTTGTATGTCTCATCGGTTTATCCCGTTGTGTGTGATTGCTTGTACCCAAAGGACAGCTATAGTTGCTATGATTCCGCAATAGATCGGATAGAGACAATAGTTAAGTTTCATTATTCGCCTTTCATTGCTGCGTCTACACGCTCGTCATAATCAGCTTGACCGCTATCAATATATTCTTGATGAGCTTGATCTTCTAACTCGTCTATGATTCCTGCGTATTCTGCCCAGATGAACATTTTTAGACCTTGAATATAAATATATGTGAGGTCTGTGACGCATGCCATGATTTCTTGAAACTTGTTATAGTCTTTGAAATCTTCTTCCGTTAGATCGCTCCCATGATAATCAGCTAGGTCTTGTGCTAGTTCTGATATTAGTGTTATAAATTTTCCGTTAGTAAATTCTTTAGACATGTGCTTCACCGCCATTCATTGCTTCAAGTGCAGATGATTGCACATCAGCTGCAACGAATCTTATTTCCCATAGTTGATCTTCTAGAAATGATATTTCTTTAGGGTCTGTTGCTGTTTCGAGTTGGTCTTGTATTTGTTTGTATGTCATCATTGCAGTTCCTTTGTTTTTGTTTATACCTATATACTAAACCATGTATTTAGTAATTGCAAGTCTTTATTTAATTAGCCTGTGACCTGGACTTATACGTATGAAACTAGCTTTGTCCGTAGAAATGTGATAGAAAATAAGCATGAAAAAAACGCCTTGATAAAAAATATCTTGGCGTTTTACTAATTCTGGGGGAATTATGAAACTAAATATAATACAAAAACAAGTCCATAGAAATATTCTGTTCATCATTTTGATAATAATATTTTTTGTTCTAGGGATGTTAACAAGATCGGCATATGCAGACGAGCCTAAAGGCAAGAAAATATCTAGCGAACCTATACCGCCCAGACCAGAGTTTAAACCTAACGTTTTGGTGACTACTACTACTCAAGTTGAAATAATACAAGCAAAGGTTGCTGTAATACCAGAAGAAGGTTTATCACAAGTAGTAGAAGTTCCTGTAGACGTTAGAGACTGGGTTGCACAATGTAAAGAGTGGGCAGCAATGGCTGGTATCGAATTGCCACCTAGTGCTATTACTTTGTTAGATCGCGAATCAGATTGTAACCCTAATGCTCAAAATCCTACATCTTCTGCTTGTGGTATTGCTCAAAATATTAGAGGGTGTGATTCTATAGGTTATGGTTACGACCCTGTAGCCCAACTAATATGGATGCATGGGTACGTTATGCAAAGGTATGGTAGTTGGGATAATGCTCTGGCTCATAGTAGTAATTATGGTTGGTATTAGAATCTAATCTTTTAATGCTTTTTCTAGTTCGTCTTGGATTTGTTCTATAGGTTTTGTTAGTGCTGTCATATAATCACAATATTTTAGATGCCCACCGATTATCGCTTCGTGTTCTATACGCATGTTAGGTATGCCATAAGACTGAGCTACTATCAGACCGTGTAATGAGCTTGAACATATTGTTTCGCATTGGCCTATCTGATATATAATATCGTCCACAGGTTGTCCACAATCGATTACTACATCAGCCCAGTCGTATTCATTTTGATCTACATAATGACGCACCACGCCTGTCTTAAATTTTATTGGTGGTCGTTTCCAATAGCGTGAAACCAGTAAACCCGGATCGCCAAGTATTCCATCGTATCCTATTATGTCTGCTGTGATCTGTCCTCTTACAGCTCGTACATCAAATTGTTTATCTATTAGAGCGTCCCAGCCTACACCTGAACCCCATATCGTGCAGCCTGGTGGTGCTAAATCATTTGCCATGTGTAGGATCGTTCCTGAAGTAATCAGTTGCGCTTGGCGTAAACCTACCTTAGTGATTTGATAGCCCATCTTTTCGAGAATGCAAGCTCCTAGTTCATCACCGAAGTTGTTTATATATTTTGGTCGCCACCACCATACGTCGATTTTATTTGTGTTTGAAGAAAGCATTAGTCTCCTCATAATGTTTGAATCGTGTTGTGATATGTCGGCCGTGTTCTATATTGTATTTTGTGTAACATAGGTAGTTGAATATACCCATTTCCATCACACCAGTATGTTTCGGATCATCGAAATAGTATCTAGGAATATCGTGGCATAGGCTCATTACTGTTTGTCGATCTCCACCCACTACCCCGCAATTGAGTAGAGTTTCGTTTTGATCTAATAGCCGTATGATTTTAGGGAAGTGTTTGCTCATCCATAGACAACCTATTTTTGATTCTTCATCGCCTACATATAATATATTTTTTACTATATTGTCGAATGGGTTGTTGAGTAGTTTAACGTCTGTAGCGTCAACACAAAACACGTTATCGATTTCTGGGTGATCTCTCAAATATTGGTATTGGCTTAACCATCTTTGAAAGTAAGGATTTATTTTAGTATCGACTCTCACATATTTAACATGTTCGCTATCTTCCATATCGAAACAGTCATTAAGGATTATTAGCTGATGGTTTTTGCATGATTCAATTAGCGGTTCAAGTCCCAATTGGTCTGCTTGCCAGGTTTTGTTTCGTTGTGGATCTTTATGTTTCACGAAATATGATGTGAGTATAATATTTCTAGGCTGTTTGTATTGGCAATAGTTTTTAGATAGATAGTTTTGTTCATATATTTTTTTGTTTATCGGTAATAGTTCGCGTCTTACTTCGCTAGAAATAGTACCTTGTGCAAGTTCATGTTCGTCTTGAGAATATATTATCTGGTTAGAATTAGGGATGTCTCCATATCGAAATGATGTTAGCTGGTTATTGTATATTCGGTTAGATATGTCACCATGTTCAAAACCCCATTTACCGTAGCTAATATCGTAACCGCCCACAATGTCTAGGACTTTCCGGTCGAAATATAGCATGCATCCTCTAGGATGTGAATAGCCGATTAGATTATCACCTTCATATAGTATTTTAGTATCGTTGAGTTTGCGTCCTGTAGCGAAATCTTGGAAGATATACATAAGATGCGGTTCTTTAGATTGTATATATGGTTTCCACCATTCATCATCTATCGGGTAGCAGTCATCATCGAACAGAAATATGTGATCACAGTCGTCTAATAGTTCTAGGCATTTGTTTTTTGCTTGTGCGATACCAACATTGGTTTCAAAACGGAATGTGGATTGTGGACATGGAACATCTGATGCGTCATCGACAACAACAATTTTTGCGTTAGGTGTAAACTTTTTTATTTGTTCGTAAGTTTTTTTGTAAATATCAGGTCTGTTATGTGTTGTAATTCCAATTCCAATTCGTTCCATATCATTTCAAATTATAGTTGGTCAACCTTTGCTTGTGTCGCATCTGTATTGGACAATACCGCATCAGCGTTTGCACCCTTAGAGCCTGTGGTGTACGTCACCGCGTCATTCCATACTGCTGTTGAAATTGCTGCTGCATCACCCAATGTTTGTGGTGAAAGTTGGAAAGCAAGCGGTTGACCTTGAAACCAAATATCCAATGCAGAAATCAAGTTTGTTCCACCGTTCAAATCATCAACGTATGCTTCAACACCAGCGGTTGCACTCGCATTGATTGCCGTGAGTCTGATTGTTGCCGTTGATGCTACTGGCCACGTGTTCACCAATCCAAGCCGGTACACTGCATCATCAGATGTTGAATCTGTGGTTTTTGTCATCGTGAAAGTTTGGTCAGCCGTCAACGAGCCAGGCAAAAATAGTTCTGCTTTCAATGTGACATTTGAATCTGCAAGTGCTGTTGCGTTGCACCAAAACTTTCCGAATATGGAAATCACTTCACCGATGTTGACCGGCACTTTATATTCAAAACGTAAACCCTGCAATGTTGTCGGCAACATTGCACATGCAAGTGAACCAACAGTTGCCACGGTTGTATAGTCGAGTCCAACACCAGATGAATATGCAATGCCGTTGATTGTATACCAACGGTGACTGGTGTTTGTTTGTTGGAATCGGTGGAATCTGATCAGTGAACCGGATAGTTGGTTCTCGTAGTTTAACAATGTTGTTGCTGAACCAAAAAGACAGTTGTTGAAAAGTACATCATTGAAACTGTCAGTCACACACAATACATCAATTGTGTTTGTGCCTAGCATCCCAAATTCACAATCATTGAACACTGTTGCGCTATTTCCAAAAAGGTATAATGCTTGAATCCTGGTTGCATCAAATCGGCAATTGTTAAAAGTGTTAGAACCGGAGTTGATTGCATATACTGATTCACCTGATGCTGCACCTGATGTGTTGTTTGCGTTGAATCGGCAATTGTTGAAAGTGTTGTTGTATGACGTTGTGAGGCCAAGCGCAAATGATGTTCCCTCAAAGAACATGCAATCATTGAATGTTTTGTTTGCCGTTGATGTTATTTGTAGAGGATTTGAACCTGTGTTTGTAGAGTTTACACTGTCGAAAATTATGCCTGTGATTGTTTGTTGTGTTTTGTCTGATGCAAACGATATTCCATATCTGTTGGATACGCCTTCTGACAAAACCACATAGTCCATTGTGGGTGCTGGTGTTGTTGAACCTGTTGTCACGTTGATTCCACCAATACCAGATGCAAGTGATGGATTGTTGAAATGGCATCCGGTAAGGTCAACACCGCCTGATGCATAGTTTGTGTAATAATATGACCGTGCCGAGTTCAAAGGTTCAATGATGCAATTTCTTGTTTTGTTTGAAACTGTTTGTGTTGCACTGTGTGAATATGTAAGTGCCGATTCTGCACCGCCTGATGTTGACGAGAGTTGAAATTCTGTTGTTGAATATACAGTTTTGATGTATCGCCTTTCAACTTGTGCATATGTATCACCACCAACAATTATGAGGTCACCAACTTTCCAATCTGTTGTCCGGTCAACCGTGAAATGTGATGCACTTGTTCCAGTACCAGAAACATATTCTGCATATGGTGTTGGTAGGTCACCGGATTTCAAATTCATTGTTCCGTTGTTGTTGATTCCATAATCACCATTTGTGACATCAACATCCACCACAAGTTTTGCGAGAATGGTTCTGTCAGTTGTGTTTGCTGACATGTCAATTGTTCCGTAGTTGTTGAACATCCAACCGCGCATTTGCAATGTTGCATTTGCTGTGTCATCCCATACGAGTGTGCCACCATCTGCAACGTAACATGCACCCCCACCGACTCGTTGCGCACTGTTTGAACCGGATGAACCTTTCAATGTTCCTGAACCTGCAACGTTTCCCGTGCCTGTAATGGTGACCGTGACGTTTGTTTTTGTTGATTCTTTCAATGCACCAATCATGAAATCATCTGTTGATGCAAGTGTTGAAACTGAATCATAAGAATCCATGAACGATACAGTTGAACCGGATGCCCGGATGCATATTGCCCCGGAACTTCCAGCGACTGCATCGGTTAGAATTTTGAACCTGTATCTTCCAGCCGTTGTTGCTGTCCATTTATACGGTGTAGGAAATCGGACATAGTTCCATCCGAGATTCAAATGTGCATTTGCTACGGTTGCAACACATGCTGTGTCAACTGTTGCTTCTTGCAATGTGACAATCAAACTTCTGTTGACTGGTTTTGATACAAGGCACAACCATACACCTGTTGTTTTGTTGGTTGTATTTGGTGCGGTGAATGTACCGGTATATACCGGTGTGGTGTTGCTCAAGTTTGATGAAAGTGTGACCGCTTCAAGCAATGGGTTGGCAGATGCTTCCCATATTGAACTAGAAAAGTTGCCATCGGCAATAGCGGTTCTATACATCAGATGATTTCCAATTCCAATTCTATTGATGCCGACAATTCATATTCTGTTTGATATTCGGAAAGTTTTTTGCGGATGTCTTCAATGGCATTTGATGGTGTTGCTTCAATAGTTTGGTCAGCCAATAATACTTCACCTTCATCACTTAATATGTCAAACGTAAAGTATTGTTTCAACTGCAATGTGAGTTGTGATTTGTCTTTGATTTTTGCTTTCATAATTTCCTAACTATATGTGAGTGATGCTCGGTTAGTCCAGTTTGTATTATAGTCCGAAATTCCAAATGCATATTCACGTAGATTTGTCGATCTTGTTCTACGATAAATATACCAGTCGCCATCTGTTGCTTTATATCCTACATAAGAATATGTTGCTGTAAGTTCTTGGTCTTGTAACAGATATATTTCTTGTGGTAATGCTGTAGCACTAATGACTGGATTTTGTGGGTTAGTATTATCGATTGTTACACCTGCACCAGCAACGACTGATTCTAAAAATGTTAATGCGCTTATTTGTGTGTCTGTATAATTATTAGCATCGGTCAACGCTGTTGATGCTGAACCGTTAGGGTCTGCGCCAACATCGGTTGCATCTAAAACAACTACGCCTGTATATCCGTTTACGCTTTCAACGCTTCCTGTTCCTGGTGGTCCAGGTGGGCCTTGCGGTCCAGGTGGTCCTTGTGGTCCAACATCTCCAAAGTTAAGAGTAATATTTTCTGGTTCTTCAAAACTAATAGTAATATCAGATTCTTCAAACGCAATAATAATATCGTTATCTTCAACAAAATTTATATCTATAGAAGATTCTTCAAAAGCTAAAGTAATATTTTCTTCTACGAACTCGATATTTATATCGTCCACAATTTATCCTATACAGTAGGATCGGTATTGATTACTTCTTCTATAACAAAATCGCCAATCTCGCTAGATTGTTTCAAACCATCTTTGAATAGTGCTTTATCGTATTTATAATTACCAGGCGGTTCTGTAAGATCACTAGCAGTCAAAGTTAGATAGCCTTTTATAGGTGCTGTCGGTGTAGCAAAAGTAACTGTTTTTTGTATCAGATAAGTATCTGTTTGTTCACTAGCAGCAACAGTAAAAACAAGCGTATAACCTGTCATATCTTTAGAAGTACCATCAGGATTAGTAGCATAAATAGACCATGTTTTATCGTTACCATAAGGAACAGAAATTGTTACACCGTTAGAAGTAGTACATGCCATAATATTTTAATGATACCACTAAACTAGTTCTCATGCTAGGATCAAAGTTAGAGGGTAGGTTAAAAAGGCAGTTCCACCTCGTGGCCTACCCTCGCTTTTATTCTTCTTTTTTCTAGCCATTATTTCCAGCTAACTTCGTTCTTTTCATCATCTGAAAATTCCCAAACTATTTTTCTGTTAGAGAATCGATCCCCCGAGTCAAAGTTATCCACAGGTTCTTTAGTTATATTATTATTATCTTTATTATTATACTCCTGAGACTCTCCTGAACCACTCATGAGCTTTTGGTCATCTTCGTCCGAAAAGTACTCTTTTTTTAGGAAACTATTCTTCCAATTCATTTCAGATTCAATAACAACAACTTCAGGTGGAACACAATTAAGATCATCAAAATACAATCTCTGAGACAATTTACCTTTAGTTGGTTTAATATAAGCTTGATCACCAATAACTACCCAATCATCTACACCAAAACGCATAAGCTTTTTTTCAACAAGTTGAGCCTTACAAATATCTATAAGTTTATAATCATATCCAGTCTGAGAGACTAAGAATCTATCAGCGCATTGATAGAACCTTGTAGTGTTACGTTCAGGGTTAGTTAGTAAAGAAATATATACAAGTTTTGTATCACTATTAAGTGAATAAATTGTACTATCTTTCCAAAATTTAGTATTGAATAACGCAGTCTTCATATTGACTTCTTTCTATTTAGCTATTGTTTTTTCTCTTCGCTTTGGTGGGAGGGAGAATGGCCAACAACACTTTCAAAAGAAAGCTAGAAAAACCAACCTCCCACCTAACGATATTATAATTATACTATAAGGATGTGACAACAACATTCATTTAGAAATGATTTTATAGTAATGCTTCCAAAACGATTCAGATATTTTGTATAATAGTTCCATGCCAATATTATCGTCACTCAGAGTGAAAACTTTAGCCAAAATATATAGGCTCATATTTAAGATATACCAGATGAAATACGTACCTAGCGTAGATATATCACAAAAACATTTACATCGCCTTAGAGGGCAATCTAGACAGGCTAGAAGCGATGCCTAAACTCTCTAACCCTAACAAAAAACAGCTACTAAAAATGCTAGATCGCAAATGGTCAGCATTCATACGCGCACATGGCAAATGTGAATATTGTGGCACAACCGAAAATCTTACCGATTCACACATAATAGGCAGAGGATATTTCAAAACACGCTTCGACCCAAGAAATAACCAATGCATATGCTTCTTAGATCATGGCAAACTAGAAGCTCAACCCATAACATTTGCAAGATGGGTAGAGTCCACAACCTGTGGACAATATGTGGACACTATGATTGTCCAAGCTAACGCTGGCACTAAACCAGATTATGATTTATGGGCAAAAATACTAGAAATCATAGAAGATCGAAACATGAATTTAGAACAAGCACGAGAATGGTTAGGTAATAATATTCTACTTAACGAATTTGATATTATGATGCTGGTTTAACTCGATTATAAATGTCAGTCACAACAGCACCCAATGCAATGAAACCTAAGATGGGTAGAAGAGCCGTCAACGCACTCCAAGATGTCGCTGTGATAAATACTGGATAAATAGCCGTGAACGCTGTAATCGTCAACTGAATAGCTGTACGCTTAACACGTTGGATTCGATCTTGTTTCTTTTTAAGTTCATCTATAGACATGATTCACTCCTTATAATCTTCTTTTCTTTTTGGGATTGCTTTAATAGCATCATCAAACTTTTTACGAGTTTCAACATGAGACTCCAAAAGTTTCTCAATCGAAGCATTTGTGACATCAAGTTTTTGGCCAGTCGAATCAAACTTTGTGTTAGTTGTTTCAATAAAATCTTCCAACTGTTGTTTAGCTTCTGTTTGTGTGACCTCAATCCTATCGACACGCTTCGACATCGTTGGTGTTCCTGGTGCAACATCATTCACATTCTTGTAAACTTTTTTAACATCAGCACTAATTTCAGTTAAATTAGAAATGATCTCATCTTTAAAATTAGTCAACATTTTATGCACAAGTTTTTTGCCAAAACCAATAATACCAGCAGTTATAAATAAACCTATTGCGATGAAAGCACCGCCTAAAAGTTGGCTCATGTGATCGGTGCTTCCCAGAATGTGCGGTGAGTAATAGTACCGACAAGACCATCAGGTTTAAGACCTTTTTCTTTTTGGAAAGCTATAACAATTTGTTTTGTTGCTTCATCAAAACGATCTGTGACAGCAATTTTCCATCCACGACGTTCAAGTTGTGATTTGAACTGCCATATTTTTGGTCTGTCCTCTGCCCAGAAACCAGAATGATTTCTCACGTTAGAATTTGCAACACCAAACCAATGTCCAGAAGGTAACGGAAAACCTGGATATGGAACATTGGCTGGTGTCACAGGTGTTGCAGGTAGTGGTGTACTTGGGGCACTACCACCTGAACTTGCTTCACGAATCTCTGGAATACGAACAATCATGTTTGCACCAGCACAAGCAGTGCGAACAAACTTAGAATGCGATTCAATCACTGGATTTTGTGTACACATATTATGATCTTTTGACCATTGGATTGCACCAAGTATCGCTTCGATCAGTTCATTGTCAACACCATCATTTTGAAAGTTTCCTGGGACACAAATAGCAACAGCCTTATCGTTATAACCTAACGTGTGTGCACCAACAGCAGCTTTGCCATTAGTGATTCGGCCTTCCATTATCACAGGTTGTTTCGCACCATCGCGACGATCCACACCAGCACCCAAAGTGTAAGCAATATCAGCCCAGCCATTAGTTAACATGTGTAAACCTTGTATTTGTGACCAAGTTTTCATTGGATTCACATCAACTGGTGCAGCACTATGATGAATCGCAATGATTTCAACAGGCTTGTTGATTGGAACAAGTGTTTTTGGTTCGCGCAAACCTGCTTGCGCTCTTGGTACAAATATTACAGTCATAATTTTCCTTTAGTTTTTACTTGCTATCCACCATTGGGATTGCTTGCCACGTAAAATATTCGCTATAGACCTTTGCACATATTGTAAAGTTTGCGGATTCAATTTATTGATAACATTACGAACCCTCGCATAAGGAACACTAGAAACAATTTGAGTATTTTTCCCTTGTCCTTTACGTGATATAGATTTAACTAACGTACCAGGCGAACCCCTATAGCCATATTTATATTGAGATGGCCGAGCATAAGGTGCTAGTTTACGCATCTCAATGACTCCCATATCAGTAAGATTCATTATCGCTGTATCGGTAGATTGTTCGTAACCATCAAGAAAAGCTTGGCTAAGCGTTATCGTTGTCGGCATTTTCAATCACCTCTATTACAGGATGTGTAACATGAATCCGTTTCCTAGTTTCTCCACCAAGCCACATTTTAGCGTCATCAGACATAGTACCATCTTCACGAACCAATACAGGTAAACCAATACCAAGCTCAGCCGATCGAACTGTACGCTCATCAGATTTAACAACAGACTCTACTTGCAACTCGTAACCTTCTTTAAGCGCAGCATCTTTTAAAGCTAACGCTCCAGGGCATTTAATACAAGTAGCAAGCAAAGTAACTTTCATGACTATTCTTCTTTATCTTTCATTTCAACACTTGAAGCTTTAGCTTTTGCTAAATCAGACATACGATCAGAAAAAGCTATGTCTGCTGCTTCAACAGCTTCAAGTAATATTTCATCAGTTTGACTTTGAGTAAAAGTTTTTAATAATGATTTTTCTATCTCATCATATCTAGCATTAGCTTCATCATCAGATAAACCCATCGATGACATCAAATTAGTTTTGATTCTCATTACTTGAAATTTTTTTCTACCTGATTTAATATTTTTAGCTGTTGTCATAGTTCCCTTTCGTGGATTTTAAATATAGTGTATCACGCAAAACGAACCATTGCACCAATACTTTGTGCGATTGCGAGATGGTCAGCATCTTTAGCAACATTCATCACACCAACAATAGGGGCATCACCCCTAGGGGTTTTACCATCATTCATCGCTTGGACATTATCCACACCAATATTTTTTACAGCTTGCGCTCTAAGTACAAACTCTCCATCTGAAAGCATCGCTGGTATAGAATCGGACATCGAAGTACCAGCACCAGTAACATGACCACCACTAGCAGCGTGAACCATACCACCCCTTGCGAGCTTACCGATCTTATCTATATAATCCACACCCGGTATATAGTCAATAGCAGCATTAGCACCATCAATAATCGTGTTAATACCCGAAATAATCCAGTTGATAACAGTTTTGAAACCCTTTTTTAGTCCATCCCAAGCCCCAGAAAATACGTTAGAGATTTTATCTCCAACACCAGATAACGCATCAACAATTTTATCTGGAATAGTTTTAGCCCAAGCAACAATATCATCCCAGATTTTCTTTATTTTATCTGGGATCTTACCGAACACTTCACCAATACCCCCAATAATTGCACCAAAAGCCTTAACCATTTCGACAATAATGATAGGGATAGCTTTAACCAGCTCCCACCCTAACGTGAGCATTGCTTGCATGATCATCGCCATATTTGCAGGATCAGTTAGGAATGCTACAAGGCTTTTAATGATCTCAGGAATAGCTTTAACTAACGCAATAATAATATCTGGTAACGCTTTCACTATTTCCATAAACAAAGTAATCGCACCTTGTAAAATAGCGTTAAGTTGTACAGGGTCTTTTATCGCTTTAACAAATATATCTATAAGACTCAAAGCAGCTTTTAGTAACGCTTGTACTACTTGAGTTATAACTTTAGGATCAAGCAAAGCAACCGCAAGCGCATTAAACAGTTGTATAAAACCATCAATTATTTCTGGTAAAGCATCAACAAGAGAAAGAAATACTTTCACTAAAGCATCTACAAGATCAGGAATTATTTTAGTTAAAACTTTTAGAATATCTGGTATGGCATCAACTAGACCATCAATAACATCAACAACACCAGTAATCAAAGCTGGAAGTATCAACTCCATAATGCCAGGTATCTCTTTGATCAGACCCGTAATAAGTCCAGTAACTCCAGATAGTACAGCAGGTAGAATTTTAGAAATATTCGCAACAAAATTACCAGCAGATTCAAGCAACCCATTCAAAGCTTTTTCAATAGAAGCATTATCTCCTGTAGCGAGCATCGCAAGAGTATTAGTCCAAGCTGCCTTAGTAGAAGCCAAAGAACCAGAAATAGTACTAGCTGCTTCTTTAGCAGTAGTACCAGCAATACCCATAGTTGTTTGAGTCTGATGAATAGCCTCAATAATTTTATCCATCGAAACTTCAGAAACGCTCGCAGCATCAACCATCGTATCGCCAAGAACACCACTATCGTTAATGAGCCTAGCCATCTCAGAAGCTGAACCACCATAACCAAGCTTAAGATTATCAAGCATAGCGAACTGGCCTTTAGCAAAACCCTGATACGTTTTCTGGATAGATTCCATATCCGTACCATAAGTATTAGCATTATCAGACATGTCACGAATCGCTTTATCAGCAAGCGCAGCAGCCTGTTCAGTATCTCCACCAAGCCCAGAAATAAGAGAAGCAGAGAAACCTGTGACAGATTCCATATAATCATTAGCAGAAAGCCCAGCAGTTTTATAAGCATCACCAGCAGCAGCCATCACAGCATCAGCAGCACCACCAAAAAGTTTATCTACACCACCGCTAAGCTGTTCAAAATCCGCATAAGCTTGAATAGAATCCTTAGCAAGTTTACCAATCATCGCTGTAGCAGCTACAGCAGCAGCACCAATCGCAGCAGCACCAACTTTAAAACCAGAAGAAATTCTATGCCCAGCATCACTACCAGAATCACCAGTCTTTTTTAACGACTCATCAGTAGCATCAGCCGACTTTTTAACCTTGTCAATATCATCAACAGATTCTTTAGCTTTCTTATTAAGATCGGAATTATCGCCTTTAAACTTTACTAATACTTCTTCAGCCATCTAAATACCTCTAACAATCTCAATACTATTATGGTTCTTAGTTAGCTTTTTCATATTATCTTTACGAGAAGTAACCGTCTTTTTGCTACTAGCTTCACCAGCTGCACCATAAATAGCAGCATACAAAGTAACATTTTCTAACTCACGCACATATGCTACAGCTTGCGTAAGCGCAACAATATCAACATCATCAAGCTCATCAGTACCAGTTGTTATACGTAAATATTCTTTAAAAGCTTCCCAGCCAAGCTCACGAATAATACGCGCATGCGATAGATCAGATTCAAAAATTTGTACAGTATCAACAAGTTGTTCAGCATTTTTAGCTACAAGATAAAACTCATATATTTTTTCGTCACTATAACCAGGAAACGACCTTCGTACTTCATCATCAATAAGATCATGTTGCATCAGAAACCCCATTTCTAAATAGGCTGGCCGACCAGAACCAGCCTAAATTGTTTCTAGCTTGGTACTACATCAAAATCGACTTCGTCTGTAGTTGGATCATAAACCCCATCAAAGATTTGATAAGGAATCATTTCTGTAGCAAGATCACCAGCAAGACCATATTCTGAACCTAAACTTAAAGATGGGTAGATGCTTAGCTCGATTATTGTTGTATCGTCACGAGAAATAGCAAGCTCGAAAGCTAAAGCTACTGTCGCGTGTCTCAAAATGATATTGCCTTTAGTATCACATACCTTTTCAAACACAAACGTAACATCGTTCAATGTACATCCACCTATGATTGGTTGCCATGACCCTGTAGTTGAATCGTAACCCTCTGGAAATATTGCAGCAATATCATCAATACTTAAAGGTATCAAAGGTAAAGTCGCAGCACTAAGATTAGTACCATTAGGTGAAACTGTATCACCAGCAAAAGATGATGTTGTTACTTCGTTAGATTCTAACGCAATCATAAAACCATCAGAGCCGATCTTATCAGCACCTTGTACTGTGAAAGTTCCTGTGTTACCAGTCGAAGTATCTCTAATGGTAACTTTTCTCATTCCTGTAAATTCGCTCGCACTCATTAGAGTACCTGCCTTTCTTATTTGTAAATAACTTTAGCTACAATCGATTTGACTATAGCCCCGTTCGTTAGAGTAACACCACGTTCTTTTGAAGTAGATAACTCTAAACGCACATCATAATATTTTTCTGTAATACCTGTAACGCTAAGTTCACATAGTTCTTGAGCATCTTCTAACGAATCAATAATGACAGTAGTTATCGCGTCCAAGATACGATCTGTTTCGTATTTCTCTGCGATAGCATTACCATCTTCATCTGTAGCACCTTCACCAATAGCTACATAGAAAGTCAAAAATTGTTGACGATCACTAACGCGTTTCATTGGTGCTGGTTCAGTCGTAACAAAAACGCCGTAACGTGTCATCTGTCCAGTCTCATAATCAATAGGTAAATCTTCATAAAAACAATTAGTTCCTACAGTCAACCCAGTGATTTTAGAAGCGACATATTCTAGAACAGCAAGCCCGATCATATTTCACCACAACCCAACTCGATATGAGCAACCTCACCTGTACGCTGGTTCATAGCAACATAAAAAGATTCGATACGAAAATTTCGTAAAGGCGTTTTTATGAGACCACCAACACAAGTTTTATTACTCAACACGCTAGTAGGCATAGCATAGATAAGAACATCTGATGTTTGCGATACCATTTCTGACTGCCAGTTATTTCTATAACCTTCATCAATAAATATCGTAACAGCATGTTCAGTACCAGCGACTGTACCTAAAGGTGATTTGCGATTCTTTTGAACATAAGTAGCGTTAACTTTCGCTGACATGTTACCGCTAAACACATTCACGAGATTTCCTCATCACAATAATAGTAATAGTCATCACCATAAATACGTCTAGCAATATTAGTTTGAAAAATAACACCACTAGGACAAGCGTTAAAATTATTTAACAGATCACCAGATTTTATTGAAAGCATCTTCCAAGTGTTAGCCCAATCATCAAGAGTATAAGAATAATTTCTCATATTTTCTGACTTGACCCCATCATTGGTTTTAACTTTCAAAGAAACATTGAGAGCATCAGCTAGAAGCTTATCCCACAATACGCTATCTGGTGCTTCTGTCAAACACAACGCCAAGAACAAACGCTCTTGCATAACGTCAAGTTCAAGCGCAAAATCACCAACAGATAAACAATCCAAAGAACTGTCACCTGTAAAAAGTTTATATTGCGCTTGATCTAACATCATTCAACCTATGAAGCTGAGTAAGGTACGTAAACAGCAGCTTGTTTGTAACCAGCAAGTGAACCAGCAACAAATTGTTCAGCAAGAAGCTTGTCAGTATTGTCTGTAGTATCAAAGAACGGGTACATTTCAGGTGAGTTTTCACCGTATAGTTGGTAAGCACCATCAGCAACAGCAATGATTGAACCTGAAGTTTCAAGTTCAGGAACTTCAATAATGTTATCAACACGTAAGATAGCTTCAAGGTCTGTACCACTAGGGAACAAATATCCACCATTCTCATTAGTTGTAAGCAAGAAGTTAGTAACCCATGAGTTACCATCGCTTGAGTAAGGAACAAACAAAGTAATACCACTTGAGATACGACCGCTTGATGTTACATTACCACTAGCTGTACGAGCAACCGCACCAATAGTACGAACCGCACCAGCATAAGCAGATTCGCCATCAGTACCAGCAACTTCTGAAGCTACAATAGAACCATAACCAGAACCAGCAGCAGCATCAGGAATAATACCGAATAGACCGCGAGTTCCACCGCCACCAGTACCACCAACAGAACCTTCTTCTGTACCACCGATAAGAGCAGCAACAAGAAGTTGGTTAGCGATACGAGAAGCAAGTTCTTCAGCACGAAATTTCACTAGGTTTCCTGATTCATCATCAAAAAGATCTTGACGATCAATCACTAGTTTCTTATATAACGCTACAGCTTTAAGATCACGACGTGTAATAGCAACAGTTTGTTCGTCTTTGTCTTCACCTTTTAAGTGACCAAGAGCAGTATCGCTAGTTGTTGCTGCATATACAGAACCTGCGCGAGAGTTCATAAATCTAGCCCAGTTATTATTCTCGTTATCTAACCATCCCTTAAAGAAAGTAGAAGATATTTGATCAGGCAGGATAGCTGCACCTGTAATAGCATTAGCAGCTTTATATTCGTTCATAGCTCGAACAACACCAGCTTTATCTGTACGATCTTTAGCAGCATTACGCATAGCCATAACGAAAGCATCCATAGCTTTATCGCCAGACATGTCGTTCTTTACAACTACTAGATTTTGTCTAGGTGTTTGATTAGCAACAGGTGCTTTAGGTGTAGTACTAATTTTGTTAGCCACTTCTTCCTCTTTCTTATCTTCAACAACAAGTGTTGGAGCTTCTTCTTGTGTTTCTTCAACATCGTTTTCTACAGTAGTATTAGCCATATCAGCTTCAACAGTAGCAACAACTTCATCGATAATAGATTGACGTTCTTCAGGCGTAATCTCATTTTCTTTTTTAACCATTTCGGTTTCCCTTTCATTAGTGAACCTAATAGAATTTTTTATTAGGATTCTTCCATCTTGTTGATTCAAAACTTGAGTACCAGGATCATTACCAGAAGTAACTGGCGATAAAGTATCTATCCAGAAATTCCCGTACTTACCATTGTCATCAATTTCGCTAACCCAACCCTCAGTAGAGAATTGTAGAAAGCCATCATCAGCAACAGGTTTAAGATTTAAAGCTTTCTCGTTTGTAGTCCAAACAACAAGTGCTTTAAGAATCCCATTATCAACAAACAGCCATGCAGCACCAACCTGATCTTCAGCTTTCCCAGTATGATCTAACACTAAAGCAACTTGATAGTCACCATTAGGTTGTCTCTCACTTTTTTCGTTAGAAATCTTAGGTAAGTCTTTAGCATAAACCATCTCACCATTACGCAAACGTACTTGGACAAGCATCGGATCTTGAGATAAACCATCGGCCATAACACGACCTGAAGCTGCATCTACAATGTTTGATCTTTGCTGTTGTTCTGGTGTCAGCTTTTGAATCTTATTTAATATTTTAACCATAACAATTTATCGTTTCTGGCTTGTGACAGTTAACCCAGTTGGTTCACACCTGTCATCTAACTATTACTATACAATATTTTTATACTATTGTCACGCTTACAACTAGAACATCTAACAATAATATTTGTTGAGCCGTGTATTTCGGATAGGAAACGGCCACAGTTTTTATTTCCACATTCTGCTCTTAACCTGTTTTCTTTAACTCGTATTCTAGCTTTCATCAGAATGTCCTTTCGATAGAACCAGATAACCCATTCAATGCGAAACCACGCACTGTCACAGTTTCATTGACAACACCAGCACTAACATTTGTTGCCCGAATAAATCGTGTGACAGTATTGCCAACAACTGTTTCTGTTGAATTTCGTGGAACAATTTTGACCGGTGACAAAATAAAATCATCCAATGCAACCGAATAAAACGGTGTACCTGAACAATTAATTGTCACCAAAAATACTGCATGATCACCAGGTGAACCCGCTGCCTGCAAAGTAATATTAAAAGATTGTGCCACTTCGAATACTCTTACTTGTGAAAGGTTAGAAGGACGTACCGATTTAAGCCCGCGCAATCGCCTTTGAATATCTGCCACACGATCGATAAGGTCAATCATGAGACTTCTACTAACGTGAATAATGTGGGTGGATTTTCGGAAGTCAATATGCAATCCCACCTTATTGTACCGAATAATGCTTCGTATTCTATATACCATTCGTAAAGTGACCGGCGTATTCCACGACCGATAACAACCGCAGGTGAAGGTAAACTTCTGATTCCGGTAATATTCATATCAGGAAAATCAGTATATTCAAAATCAACCGTGATAAGCATGCCAGTCGTCGGCACAGTATTAAAAGATTGCAACGTGACAGTAGCACCGGTGAACATCGCTGACGTACCACTGAATCCTGTTTTAATAGCATTCAACTCGCGTCGCGCATCGGCAATATCGGTAATAAGATCAGACAATGGAAAATTTCCCTAAACTGACTACAGTAAAAGTAACAGGTGGAGTTCCTTGAACATAAACTTGTAAATTTCCTAGATAATAAGAGATCATCGCATAATTTCCTGGCGATGTAAATGATTTTGTCAGCCTTATAATACCGTCATCAAAAACTATATTGAACACTTGCGGGTCAATCGATGTGATTCCTACTTGTGTATATGTCGGCATCTGATTCGGGTTAGGTGGTTGATTTCCTGTTAGTGCTAATAGTTCGCGTTCTATATCAGCTACCTGTTTTGCTAGATCAGTCATCTATTACCATCCCAAGAGATAGATCACAATGGCCTTGCTGGTTTATAGTGGCATCGATAGAGTTAATCCTTAATTTTATAGGTGTCACCAAAGGCAATAGGGGATCTGTCCAACCTGTAGCATCAACAAAAACACTATCGCCAAGCCACAAATCACCACCCTGATCGTGATCATAAAGCAGAAACCTATCTCCATCTAAAGTTATAGTAGGTGTAACAAAAGCCATATCGGTATTCTTAACGTAAGAAGTAGCTTTATCATCCAAAACAGCTTGTACACTAATATCTGATTCGCTAGTAGCTATTTCCCAATATCCAGTATTCGCAATAGTATCATCATTAGTAGCTGTAGAGAATATTGCTGCACCTTCCGCACCTGAAGTTGTAGCATAACCATTACCTGCACCAGTCAAAAATACGTCTGATACAAAGTTTGACCATTCAGGAAAGCTAATTGTTTTAACATCATATTTTCCGCCCATATCAGGGTAAGAAAAAGTTACTTCGCTAGAAATATCCACACCATATTTCTCGTATAAAGTAATTACTCCATCTGGATCATCATACACGTCGAAGCTTCCTGTACCTGTAGTATTGTCGGCTCGTTCTAGCAAGAAATCTTTTAACGATTTAGGTGCTTCCAACACGTCGCTAACTACAGCAAGCACATCGGAAGTTCCAGGAGAGATAGGCCAAGGCGCACCAGCAATAATAGTTCGTTCAACTATACGTTCAATCTGGTATTGGGCAACATCGTTAAAATTATCGTTATAACTATAAGGCGGTTTAATATACGCTCCAGCTGTTAATCCTAACCATGTAGTGAAAGTGAATTGTATTGTAGCGTCTGCACTATTGCCGAAACTGAAAGCTGGTGTTTGAGAAAGCCAACCTCCAACAACTGTACCTGATACTGTAGGTGAAGTTTGTTGTACTATTTTTACTGTAGATTTTATAGGCGTGAACATCCTGGTTATATCAAAATCTTGTGTTTGACACCACTCGTAAAGTTTCCGTAAAGATACGCTAAAAGAAATCGATCTTACACTATTGCGTTCTTTACCCCAAGCTAACCCTGAGCTAATAGAGAACAGATCGCCAAGCTCGACACCATCATACGAGTAGTTTATTTGCCACACTAGAACGCTCCAAGAATAGTAAGTTCAACATATCCAGGACTTCCACCTGCTGCTATCATCGCGAAAGTATTAGTACCATTAGTCGCTGTCAAAGTACCACTATAAGTGAACGGTGGTGCTACACCATTAACTAGAACATTTCCTAGAGTGTCAACTGTTAGAACATCTAACGCTCCCAATGTTCCATTATATGTAAAGCTACTCGAGTTAGTAAGGTTCACTATTTGTGGCGATACTAGAATGCCGTTAGATTCTATCGATACAGGAACAGTAGTGATAGATATGACATCAACAGCGACAGGATCACCACTACCACCAGCTGTAGTCCACAATTTACCGTCCGTATCATCCCACATCGCATAGTCGGTATCGTCCCATTGACGACCGTTTAATGTTTGAGCTTGCCCTCCAGCAAACAGTTGAACAGTAAGACCACTATCACCAATCGGATAAAGATAAGGATCACCAAAAATAAAAGATATTTCTGCTTGCGCACGGGTCATACCAACTTCCGCTTTAGCTTTAAAAGGAACAGATATAGTTCCATAACGCATCATATACGAACTATCTGTACGGTCGCCTGTATATACTTCAATCGTAAACAAGTTAGAGATCAGATCATCGTTATGCTCATCAAAAAATCCTTGTGCTTGTCTTATTAGTTCGAATAGTCCTGATGTTGTAGTGTGATCTTCCCTTATCATAAACGGTACAGTAAAAGCACGTCTTTGTTTCCTTGATGATGTCTGATAGCCACCATCACGACCTGAATATTCGTAACCAGTAACATCAAGCGAAGTACCACCAGGTATTTGCGCACCAGAATCTAAAACAAAAGCACCACTAGCATAAGCGGACATCTCGAAAGTTTCTGCATCTGATTCACGAATAAAAACAAGTCTCATCAATAACCCTAAGCACTAATCTCGGTCACTTTTAATTTCGGTCTACGCAAAGTAACAGAAGTGTTAGCAGAAGCTAAGACTTGTAATGTCCAAATATGAGAACCAAACAAAGGTGTTGACGAAAAAGTTTCAACAAAAGTAGTAAAAGGATTTTGCCCTGAAACATATGGAACATCTATAGCTGTTACAGCAGTTCCCACAGTTACTCCGTCGCATTGAACACGATAACTTATTGACTTGGTAGCACCTGAGTTAGCATTTATAGCCATTCCCGAACAATCAACAACAACTAAACCACCTCTAGATACAGCAGTCAATGTTGCATAAGTAACATAAGATGTAGTTAAACCACCAGCAGCAGTATCAGTACCAAGATTAAATCCTAAATATCTTTGCGTACCAGCAAGAGCAGCAGTTGGAAAAGAATAGTTGCGTTCATAATTCGCAGTGGTAACAGAACCAGCACCATAAGCAATAGTGACGTAACCTATAACAGTAACAAAATATAAACTACCACTAATGGCTGCACGTATAGCAGCATCATTAGGTGGAACTTGAGTACCAGTCGTAGCAGCAGTACCAGCAACCACCTGATAATCAACAACATCAACACCATTATTCACAACAGAAGTAGTAAACGGATCTTTATAAATAACTAAAGCATCAGTACGAGACTGTCCAGGTGTCCCAGGCGCACCACCAATAACAAACGCTATAGACTGACCAGCTGTACCAGAAAAAAGTTCTGATTCTCCACCAGGATTTTTAGCTATAGCAACATCTTGCGTACCTGATACACCACCGATCTGTAAAGTCCACGATGCAGCACTTGCAGCATTAAACCCAGAAAGCACACCAGCACTATAAGCCGATAACTCTCCAGCATCCACCACATCAGTAACACCCACATTACCTTTAGGTGACCTTGCTCTAATATAAGTATTAACCATAATTTCTCCTATTTACTTTTCAAACTAAATTTGAATACACATTGACAATTCGCGTGAGCATCAGGAATAGACCCATCACTATAAGCAGAATCCAAAACCAATGTCGTATCACCATCATCTATAAGACCACCAGGAACAAAACTATCTTTAATACCAGCTTCTGTACCATCCATCTTCTGACAGAACGGACATGGCTTATCTGATGTTGTACGCCAAGTTTTTACTATATAAGATTGTGGCTTATTTTTTGTTAACCATTTATCTATATTCTCGCCTACATCTAGTTCACCATTCTGATAAGCGTTCTTAGTTTCTTGTTGAGATATCAGGTTAGCTCGAGACTGAACACTATCTCCACTACCTCCACCTGCTTTATTATAAAATTCGGTGAATACTTTTTTAGCAGGGTCATCATCAGCAAGACTATTTAATTTTTCTGTAACGAAATCTTTATAGTTAGTTACAACTTTTGTTGCTCGTTTCTCTAGCTTAGAGATAGAACTCTTAGATAGCGAAGTGAAATCAGCAAGGACAAGATCATCGCCAACATCATTAAGTAATTGTGTACCAGCAACAGTAGAACCTTGAGCCATCACCGAAGTTAGCTCATCAATAATTTGTTGATCATACACACTAACCGCGTTAGTAGCTTTCTTATCAAAAAGTTCTTTAGCAAGTTTTTTAAGTATATTTAGAATTTTTTTTTGAGCCGATTGTTCCTGCTCTGATACTTTCTTAGGTAAAGCGTTATGTGCTTCACAAGAACAACCTTCTAACATTAAAGGCTCGATAGGTTTAAACATATTTAACGTAGGTGCAGCCGGTGCAATATCTGGTGTTGTTACAGGTTCGACTATCGCTATCTTCTTCCAATCATCACCAAGTTCTAGAACTGTTGCTGCTTGTTCAGGTGTAGCACCCGACTGTACAAGGCCAACAAACGCACGAACATTTTCTGTTTTAGTACGAGCTTTAATTTCTTGTTCTTGAGTAAGATCAAATTCGACATCATCCCACACAAAAGTAAAAGGTAAAGGCATATTGATTAGTCGTGATAATTCATTCTCAAACGAAGCAAACAGTCTAACCAGGATAGCTTGTACTCTGTCCATGAATTTACGATCTGCAAGTTCCTGATTCTGAAAAGTAGTAGTAGTAGCATCACCATAAATAATCGGGCTAACACCATAATTAGAAGTAATAGTTGATTCCGTGAACTCAATAATTTCTTTAATAGCCAACTGATTGTTAGCTGTACCAACAGGTGTAATCACAATTTTAGGTTCACCCATCCCAGCCAACATTCCATTATCAATAACAGATTGGTAGACTACACCGCCAGCTTTTGCAGCACCACGATTATTTTTTTCGTAAGCTTGTTGTATCGTAGTGAACTCGTCATGGCTTCTAGCATGGATAGTGACTATGATTGATGGTGTTGCACCATTATCAAACAGGGCACGTTGTTGTTGATTAAGCCTGTCTCGTATAGCTGCTTCTTGACCTGAAGCTGAACCAGGACTGACACCACTAACACCATCATCGGGAAGTAAACTATATTTTAAAGTCAATACATCTTCACGCGAGAATTTTTTAGTACCATTACCTACACCTAAATTTATGTTCCATTGTTCATAACCATAACTATCATAACCTTTACACGCTTCCGAGATTACAGTAAAACCACAAATACTATCGAGAGTAAAACCGCCTTCAGGTGCTCCAGGTATAGGTTCACCACCATTACTATGCCAAACAAGAAAAGAAAGTTCCGATAAAGACAAAAAACCAGCAACAAGTAAATCTAAAAATTGCATAAAACCCATACGATCATTAGGTTTAATGAAAGTGTTCCAAAACATGAACTGTTTAGTAATATCTGTTTCCGGATTGTTAACATCGCCAAGATGCAAATTACGTTTCAATATCTCGTCGCTAATAGCAGAGATAGGAGCGAACCCATTATCGTAAGCTGAACGAGAAAGTAAACCAGGTAAAGTATATTGTTGATCTAGACGAGTAGAAGGGACAGAACTAGAAGCATCTTTTGCATTAGCAACTATAGTTCTAGATTTACTCCAAGGGTTAAGTCTCATTTATACTCTCTCAAAATTCGTGCCATTGCTGATTCTAATATATCACGTCTATGAGTCCAGTACCACACATACCTTAAAGCATCCAGCAAATGATCTTTGCCTTTAGGTATCTTACTCGTAAAAGTACCATCGCGTGATTCATTATAACGATAATCTAAATATTCTTCTTCAAGGTTTTTACCATACGCCAAGAACTTAAACTCGTTCATCTTTTCGAGCTGACCGTTTACACCTACAAGTTGACCTGCAATATTTTCTTGTTTCACACAAGGCAACACTTGAATACCGGATTGTTGCATTTGAGATATTATTTCTGGTCTAGCATTATCCGCAATAATCAGGCTGTTAGGCGGTGTGGTCATAATGACTTTAGCTACTATTTGTTCTGGTGTGAGTTTTGTTTCCATCCATTCTTCTATAGCGAGAAGTTTGCCATCTACTTTCCATAACGATACGAGAGCACATGGATCAGGAGCGAAACCGAAATCTAGACCATAACCTAATAGTTCTTTTTCTTCAGGTATCTTATCTATAAATTCCCAGCCGGTAAAAATGTTGCCTTCTAGTTCACCTATCTGTCCGAGCCCATAGACTTTCCACCAGTTTGATTCCCTATCGTGTGATTCTATATCTGCTTTGATTTGTAGTGGTATCTCTTCATTATCTAGATATGTAAGTATTTCGAATGAGCTATCTTCTCTAGGTATGATCTTATCGTGAACCCAGTATTTTGATGATGGGTTATAATCCAAAAAAATAAACTCTGATGTTCTCATTGCGAGTTGTTCGAATACATCCCATTTAATCCTATTAGCTTCATTGATAAACAATATATCTCTTGCTGCACCACGAGCTTTTAAATCTTCATCTAATCCTAGAAACTCGATTTTTGAACCTGTTGCTTTACAAGTGAAAGTGTGAGTTGTTTTGTTCTCGTCGAAATATACCCAATGATCTGTAGCTTTAAGTATCTGTTGGAAGTCACGCATCGCTCCAATACGCAAAGCAGGTAAAGTATTAGAACATACTGTTACCGTAAGATCAGCACGTTGCTCCACTAAAGAAATTAGATATTGTAAGATAGCGAAAGTTTTACCGGCTCGCATACCGCCCTGTACTACCCTATATCTTCCTGATAGTTCTAGAATCTTATGATATGCGCTAGTCAGTCTCAAGATCAGAATCTCGTACAGGTGCTAGAGGTTGTGGGATCGCAATAGTAGTATCAATAGTTTGTTTCGGCTGTCCATAAACTTGATCTGTCATCTCACGGATTACTTTCCAATCAGCTTTCTTAATAGCTGTAGCTAGTTTGCGTTCAAAATATGGTGCATCAATATCATCAGCAATAGCTTTTAGTTCAGGCTCAGATAGCTTCATCATCCGTTCCAATTTAAAACGGGGCGTATCGGTCTTAACCCATCCACCAGGATTTCTATTCTGTGGGTTATCACCAAAACCACCTTTGCCTGTAGGATTAGGAACTTGGTCTGTAGTTGACATATTTTTATTGTACCATGAAGTCGTGTGCTTCACCGCTAGATTCTAGGATAGGCATTTGTCCTGTGAGTGTTTGCCATCGTTTACATATAACGTCTACATAATGTGGGTCTAGTTCTAGTCCGTAACATGTGCGGTCTGTTTGTTCACACGCTATAAGAGTAGCACCAGAACCGAGGTAAAGGTCAGCAATTATATGACCTGCTTTAGAAAAGCTATTTATAAAATGGTCACATAAACCAATAGGCTTCTGGGTTGGATGCTGACGAGTTTTGGTGTCCTCATGTTCCATCCCGAATATCCCAGCCCATTTATGCCTAATCACGTCTCTTTTGTGTCGGGTCTTTGACCAGGCTAATTCGAATGAGCTGCCATACATTTTATCTGCACTATCGTCAAGACGTTTATCCCATACAAACCATGACCCTGCATTTCGAGCAGGTAATAATTCAGCTATATAATCTGCACCCCAAATGATGATCTCTTTACAGTAATTAAAGTTATCAAAGATTGTTGTTATAAGCTCAGGAGTGAAGTCCTCATTATCCCCAATGACTTTATCGTGATACGCTCCGCCAGTCTTACCTTTGAACATAGCACTTTTCATAGAACTAAAATCGGTATCTAGATTCATTCCGTATGGTGGGTCTGTGAATACCATGTCGGCTTTCTTACCGCCCATAAGTTTCTCGACTGTTGCTTGGTCTGTTGAGTCTCCACACAACACACGATGGTTACCTAATAGCCATAGGTCGCCCAGTTTTGATTTAGGTGTTTTAGGTGCAGCAGGTATCTCGTCAATATCTTCAGGAAGTTCTTTTTTGTTATCCCATTCTTGTGATGTATCGACACCCCATTCTTCAAGGTCGGTTTGTTCCCATTCGTTCGCTAGGATATCCCAATCCCATTCTCCAGCACTAATATTGGATTGTATAACCCATTCATCGATTTGTTCTTGAGTCCATCCGCTTAAATCTTTTAGCCATTCAGGTTTTATTGTAAGTCCGAGTTCTAAGATTGCCCGGTAGCGTTGGTTTCCTGAAATGATGATGCCGTCTTTATAAGCTATTTTGTTTGCTGTCAGTCCATCTGGGTTTCGTTCTATTGAGCGTTTTAGTTTCTCGTAAGCATCTTTGCTAATAGTTCTTGGGTTGTGCGGGTTTGTTTGTAGTTCCATAATATTATTCTAGTCGCTAAATATTGTGGATTGTCGTAATGGTTTATCTGGATCGATGATTGATGGGATGTATTCTGTCATACGTTGACTATACATTGCTTTTGTTTTCTGGTTGGTATTTTGCTTGAGGTCTAGTTATTACAGGTTCTGATTTATCGTATTTTCTTCTTATGTATTCGCGTTCAAACGTTTCCCATATTGAATCAGGGATAAGGCTAGTCATCACAATCTGTTCTTTCGTGTAGCGTTTGTCAGCTTGCTTAAAGCACTTTATGGCTTTGCGCATCGCCAGTTTGCGTTTTAGTTTTTTAATCATCTTGCCCTTTGTATATTGGTGATTGTCTTAGTGGTTTATCTGGATCTATTATTGAGGGTATGTCTCGGTGTTGTACCAGGCTAGGGTTAGAGTATCGGCATGTTAGGTTTTTGGAGATTAGCCATCGTTTTATTTTCATGTCATCTCCGTATACTTCGTGGCGTGTATCACAATAAGTGATCATTTCGGGTATTAGTTTTGTTGGTATTGCTAGAGCGACCGCGTGAAATAGTGGAGCATCGAAGTATTGTGGTTTTACCCATTTTGTTTCGTTACCATAATAAAAAGATATGATTTGTCCGTCGTGTTCTGTAAGGAATTGTTCTGCTTTTTTAGTGAACCCATCGCACAATATAGCGTCATCTTGGATTACTATGCCATAATCGCTTTTCGGATCAACTTTAGACCATGAGCGTTTAGCATTTTCCCATACTCCTAGAGTACCTTGATCAATACTTGCTGTTGTTTTGTCTTGTGGTAATTGCCATAGTAAATCTTTTAGGTATGCACTTCTTGAATGGTGTGCCATTATTATATAATCAATTTTCACTTTCGTCCCTCTTCACAATAGCTATTAAGTCACCACCTTGATGTGGAAACTGAATATCCGGTGTGTGCACCAATTTACATACTTCACTAAAATCTTCCCAGTTCATATTGTTACCAAGCCAATCAACAAGTTCATATTCACCGCCTTCACTCATCGCATAGTCAAATTCTTTTTGGTAAGAACTATCTGGATCATCGGCGTAATGTTTTGCTCTCAAGTCAGCAACAAATGCTGCTGATAATTCCCAAATAAAACCTAGTGGTGTTGTTATCAATATAATTTTTTCGCTCATTTCGCTCCTACTAATTGTTTAAAATGTTTCTCACACAAATTCATTTTGACTGGTTGTTCTTTACAGTTATTGCAGAAGCATTGTTTTGTAGGGTAGTTATAGTGTTTGAAACATAGGTTTAGTTTCCATGCTTTGTTGTTGCATTGTTTACAAGTTTTATAGTTGCTCATTAGTTATTCACTCCCAACCCCAAAATCTAAAGGTTCTTGAACAATAAACCACTCATCTAAAAGTTCCCATAAATGGTTGTAATCTGCCCATGCCTGACCCTCGAACCATACTTCATACATCCCTCTAGGAATTACAGGTTTATTGAGGGGGTCGCAAAAAATATCTATATGTTCAAATACCATGCCATTTTTTAGCTGACCTCTTGTTTCACCCTTATAAATTGCTTGTACACCCATTAGTTATTCACTCCCATATTCAATTTCGTCCTTTATATCTAAAATGTTTTCCAATAATGAAACAAAATCAATACCTTCTCTTTTAACAAAAAATACCGAAGCTGGAATACCAATAGTAATAACAACATTTTCACGATCTTTACATTCAATAGTTACTGATTGACCTTTCAT